CTTGAGGATATAGCGAGCGACGTAAGCAGCAGAGTCGACAGTGACATGTCCGATCATTGAGTATCCGAAGGGCCATAGTTTCTCCAATTCCGCAGAGCGGTAATAATGATTCGTTCCCCGACTTTCCAGAAGTACCTTGTCAGGGAAATCAAAGTTAAATATACAAGCGTGATGATGAGGGCGAGAGTGTTTAGGCCCATACTCGCCACAATGAAAATACCGAATAGGGTAGTGATGCTCAATGGAGCCGAGTTGATCGGAGGTGAGAACATAACCAGAACCTTTCGAGACAGGTTGCAAACCTACAAAGCGTTTGCGAAGACGTTTCATAAAGTTTTGGAAGTCAGACTTAACAAGACTTCCACGAGAGTTGACAGTATCTTCATTGAAAGTCAACGTAAGAAAGCAATTATTCTCAAAGAGAGAGCTTTCATGGATACAACGGATCGCCCAAGACTTGGAGCGATCCATACGACAGCCGCAACAATTAGAACAAGGGAGAAGGAGAGTTTCAAAGGGGCAGTCAGATACATCAGAATGGTTGAAGCAAATCACAGACTTGCCATTAACAGTTTTTTTATTGATTGCCCGGTAGGCTTTGATTGGGTGATAACAAGTCATACAAAAGCCTCCGTAATATTATCCGAAAGAGGGCCGCCCCTCCAACCGAAAATAGGTCAGCCCTCAATTGCTTGCGCAGGGCCGACGCGATTTTAGGCCGAAGGGGCTACAACCCTCTCGGTCTTGTGTTAGAGTCGATAGCCACCACGCATGGGAGACGTACGCGAGTTTCTGCGATTGCTCCCACTGGTGCGTTTGAACAGTTTTCGACTACGACTGCGTTTCATACGTTTCCGTCTCATTGCGATTCCTTCATTAATTTAAACAGCTCTTCAGTTTCGGACATGTTAAGTCCAGTAGTCGCACCTTTACGCTGCAAATGCTCAATCTTTCGATTTCGCCAATTAGGGTAAATACCTGACGTATTTGACTTGCTCCCAGGCAACTTGATAGGTTTGCCAGTAGGACGCACCATACTTGCGGCCTTCTGGGCCTTACCTTTAGTGAAGAAGTTCTTGATACCAGACCACATGCTTTTCCCGCTATTAGCGAGTCCACCAACCAACGCAGCCGCTTCATTACCGGCGCCCGTTTGGTTATTAAGCCTGGAAGCATCAGTGAAATCTCTCATCCATTTTGGAAGATTGTTGTAAAACTCCAACATATTGCGATCGAGAGTAGCTGAGACATTAGCTCTGGCCGTGTTCGCAGCGTGCAAAGCGGAGGAAGCACCACGAGAGATACCAGCAGAGAGATCCGGGAGAGATGGTGCAGAACCGGTCGGTGTCGAAGCACCTTTACCACCGGCAGAGAGAATAGGGTTAAGCCCAGCCGCACGCAGGTCGGCAACCTCGCGTTGGTGGGCAGTATTAGACATCCGCTCTTGAAACTTACGATTAAAAGTCGCTTCATCAGATGCCTGTTTAGCCGTAAAGGCAGAAGCACCGAGGCCCCCCAATGGGGACCCCACGGCAGAATTGACAGTACCAAGTACGTCTTTAAAGAATCCCATGTTTGTCATCCTTTTAACAAACAAACGTTAAACGACTAGAAATGATCGACCAGGCCAGGCACGCTGTATACGGGCATAGGTCTGGTAGCGGAAATATCGAAATACGCATCGAATGTAAAAGTTGGCTCGTCAACGACAGCCACCACACGCTCAATCGGCATGTTTTCTTCGATGAAATCCTTGTTCAGCACCGGAAGTGCCGAGAAATCCTGAGAGAGATGCCACACATCGAGAGAAGTCGGATCGACCGAACGCATCTTGCCAGTAATCATCGAGGGAGCATAACGGTATTCAGCCCATCGTTCCTGATAACCGAACACCTCCAGATCTTCAGGGGTGTTTTGGGGGTAGATTTCCTGATTAAGAACGGCTTGCTCTCCCAAATGGGACAACGCAGGCCAGTAAAAATCGTACTTCGTGGAACGCGACCACATTTTATTCAGAGCGGTCTGGTACGTAATGTCGGCCCGGATTTGTACAAAACCAAAGACGTACCCATGCTCCACAAATGACTTGGTAAAACCGACTCCAGATTGAGCATGGTAGCCAACAGCACCAAGAGTACCAAGAGGGGTACCAGTTTCAAGAGATTGTGTGGTTTGAGCCACAGGAGTCACCTGGATTGAGCGAGAACCTCCACCCAGGTATTCCGGACGCTGCAATCTCGCATCCGGGCTATTCACGAGGAAATGACTCTTAATTATTTCAGTATATCGAGTTCCCCCGCGTGCGTCACGCTCGAGCAGCTTTTGCAACTGAAACGCTTCACGAATAGAATTGATAGACGCAGCCGTAGCAGATGTTAAATCAGCAACCAAACCACTATAACCAGCAGCTTCAGTAACGCCAAGAGTCTGCAAATTGACCGGAGTCCCGCTACTGCCAATCGCAGTACCACGGGGAGCACCGTAACCATTACTGCCTCCGGCCAGGTGTCCACCGCCATCGATCTGGAACAATCCATAACCAGCGGAACCACTTTGCTGCAAACCTAATGTAGTGCCATCACCGACAACCGGAGCACTATCACCTAACGGTAAATCAACACCAGGTCCCTTTTGAGGCCAAGGCAAACAGGACGTGAAATAATCGTGGCGTTTGCCACGTTTGAGAAGGTTGTAAACCAGAATATCATCAGGCCCTTCATCATGTTCTACACGAACACTATCCACCAAATTTTGATCTCGGAACCACTCGTCAAAAATGAGATTGTAACCACGGAAAGGAAGGGCATTTACATTAAGACCGGGAACCCCGGTCGGAAGGCCGAAATAATCGGCCAGAGAACCGATAGCAAAGCCATCGGTAATATCGGACTGAACCGTAGGCACAACAAAGTCAGTGGAATCACCGGGATCTTTTTGCTCGCCCATAAATTGCTGGAATTGATCCCAGACAAGGCGATTCGGAACGAAGAAGAAGAAGAAATCCATGAACATATTGTCCATAATCGGAACAATCGGAGTGTTAAGACGGGCAATCGACGACAGTTTCACATTAAACGTGTCTCCAGGGAGAATTTCGTCGACATAAATGGGGTAGATGTAATCAGGGTCAAGAGTGGTCTTATACCCATGTGACCGCTTGAAGGTAGAACGCTGGATATTTGCAGAGGGAATTCTCGAGAATTCATGACTCATGACAGACTTTTGTTTATGTCTTTTGAATGGCATTTCTGGCCCTTTCGGAAGTATTGGTGTCAGTCCGCACAGTTAATATCAAGTAGGGGAACTGTGACCGGCCCTACTCGGGCTTCGCCGAGTCAGGTCCGGGAGCCGCAACAAGCGGCGTAGAAGCCTCGGTAGGAGGCGTTGAGGCTGGAGGGGTATCTCGTATAGGCTTGGGGCATAAACCCAGCTCCTGGGCCTCTGAGAGATTCTGAGGATCATCCAGGAAGGAGAGCAATTGCCCAGGATCATTGTTAAACCTCGTACGCAAATCAGAAGGAAGCCTCGCAAAGTCGTTTTCCGCGTCAATAATGCGGTTTTTCATGTTATGGAAGTCCGTAGCATCAGTGAAATCGCCATAGTTGGCTTCGCCAGCATTGGACTCCAGGAAACCCGTTACCCGGTACTTATGCATGATCTGGTTAATATCCACTTCATTTTTGTGATGGCCTTCAACCAATGAACCTGCATCGGTGATAAACGCCACACGCAGCGAGCCATTCGCCCGCTTCTCAATTACTTTTTGCATCTTATGTCCTTTCAAATGAAAAGAGGGGGCAACGTAAAATACGCAGCCCCCTATGGTTAGAATCAGCAGACAAGATATAAACCTCATCACGCCGGGACTCCGATCAGGTCGGTAAAATCAATTACATGAGTTTTTTCCAGATGAGGCTCCACAACAGCGTTCGCATCGTCGTAAGTACCGATTTCCCAAAGCTCATAATCACCGGGATGTTTTCCATATTGATGCTCGGGGTTATTGGCCAGCTCACCAAAGGCTCGACACGCCACACCCGAATTATGCAAGAAAACAGGGGCATTGTAGATTTTGGCTTTTCGATCGAACACACTGTAAACTTTAGTCTTCATTTTCGTAAGTCCTTACTAACCTAGACAGTTTTGACTGCAACACCTTCTCACGAACGCGAAGGCGAGCTGAAGTATTATCGTCAGAATTCAACATCGAATCCAGCTTTCTCTTGTTTTTAATTTCAAGAAACTCCTCTGGATGGCTTAACTCGTACATGTTGTCGTAAAATCGAGGAGCTTTGAAAGATTTTCCGCCCGAAGTGACGAAGTCTTTCGGGTACACCGAGCAAGCATTTTTTTTGAACCAAGACGCGCCGATCCCTGGCCGACGAGACATAGTCGTGTATTCCGGTTGAAGTTGGTATTCTTCCCCGGTCTGTAGGTCGTACCGTTTGTAATAATCGTCGGCGAGCTTCCCGTTCATTTTCTTGAG